GCTGCCGCGGTGTTCGGCGTGATCGAGGCGAGCGTCGGCGGGGAGGCCGGCGGAGTGGACGACCCCGGGGTCATCGGGATGTTCTCCTGCCCCCCGACCTGTCGCTCGGCCCAGTCCATCGTGCCGCGGTCGTGGTCCGAGACGAGGGTGGTCGTCGTGCGGCCCGAGACCGGGTCGAAGTCGGTGATGTTGGTCTGCTCGGGCATGGCGTCACCGTACTGCGGCGGTCAGGGCCTCGGCGCGGAGGGCATGGACCTGGGCGACGAGGTCGATCGCCCGGCGGGCCCGGACCTTGTCGGCCTCGCGCTGGTCGAGGCGGGCGACGACGGCGATGGCGACGACCTCGGGGTCGATGGCGTTGGGGTCGATCTGCACGATCCCGGCGGCGACGAGCGAGAGCGGCATCTCGCCGGAGGCGGCCATGGCGATCCGCGGGATCGGGAAGCCGGGGACGTTGACGACGAGGGCTGCGACGAGCTCGAGGTTGCCACCGATGCGACGCCAGTCACCGCTCAAAGCTCCAGTGGCCTTGAGGACGTACATCTGCTGCTCGGAGACGCCGGGCCGCATCGCCCCGGCGACCCAGATGCCGTGGTCGTCCTCGCCGGCGGCGACGTCGGCGACGCCGGTGCCGGTGTCGTCGTAGTGCGCCGCGGCGACGTGCGGGCTGTCGGTCTTCTGGGCGTGACCGGTCTCCATCGTGATCTGACCGACCGGGATGCGCCCGCCACTCGCCGTCTCGACCTCGCCCGTTCGGAAGTGGGCGTAGTTCGTCGTGGAGCGCGGCGGCTCGACGCACTGGCCCTCGAAGCCGACGTGGCAGGTCCCCCACGTCGCCAGGTGCCCGAGGACGCGGCCGTCGCTCGTGATCGTCAGCGGGGTCGGCCCGTCGAACCCGGGGTTCTCGAACCAGTCATCGGGTGGGAGCAGCATGGCGGGGTCCTCTTCCAGTTCGGCCGCGGCGCTGAAGGCGGCGTCGAGCAAGGCTTGCATCTCGGGGGTCGTCTCGTTGGGGATGCCGGATGCTTCGAGATCGGCGAGGGCGTCGGCGATCCGGTGACGGTGTGACGGCCGTGACTCGGGGTTCCAGTAGCCGAGCGCGACCTTGTGCAGGTTCTGACACGTCCCCCAGGCATACGGGCCGACGTACTTGCGGAGGTGCCGGGCGCAGCGGGTCAGGTCGCCGGGGGAGCCCCAGCCGATCTTCGCCGCCCCGGGGCCGCGGGTCCAGTAGCGCCGGAGGCGCTGCGTCGGGACCGGATGCGTCGCCCAACCGGGGCCGTCGTGCGTCCCCGGCGGCGAGGTCGAGGGCGGCCAGGCCATCAGCACGTCGCCCTCGGCGGCGTCGGCGGCCAACTCCGGTTCGGCCGAGGCCGTCCACGACTCGGGGATCAGGTTCTCGGCCCCGAGGGCCTTGGCCCGCTTGCGGATGTGCCGCTTGGCGCGCTCGGGGTCCTTGGCCCGCCCGATCGCCTGGATGGCGTTGCGGAGGTCCTCGACGTTGGCGATCGGGAAGCTGCCGTCGGGGAGCGCCGTGCCCTTGTCGGCCATCGCCTTGCGCTTATCGGTGTCGAACGTCCGGGCGACGAGGGCGTCGCTCGTCGTGTTGAAGACGATGTGGTTCCCCGTCGTCCCGGTGTTGAGGATCAGATCGCCGTCCATCGTGCCTCCGTCCGCGGTCAGGCTCGTGTCGAGGTGGCAGCGGCAGTTGATCCAGATGTCCGGCGGGCCGACCGGCTCGCCGGGGTAGTGGAGCTTGTAGCCCCCGACGTCGAAGGTCTCACCGGCGTCGGCGGTGACGCCGTGCATCGGGACGTGGTGGTCGCGGACCCGGTCGTCGAGCATCGTGATCCACGTCTTGCGCGCCTTCGGGGCCGAGTAGTAGCGCGCCGCGTTGGCGGCGGCGACGCCCCAGATGTCGCTGATCCGCTCGACCTGGGCGTCGGTCCCGTCGGGGATCGTCTGGCCCATCGCCCCGTTGATCTGGTTGAGGAAGTCGATCGCCGCCTGGTCGACGCCCTTGGGGTCCCCGGGGACCTCCTCGTAGGCGATGCGGAATATCTCCTCGGCGGCGGCGCGGAGCATCTGCATCCGCTCGGTCTGGTGCGTCTCGGCGAGGGCGCGGGCGATGTCGTCGCGGATCATCGCCGAGAGGTCGGCGGCCGTGCTCATGCGGGCTCCAACTCCAGCGGCGTCGCCGGGGTGGACTCGAGCAGAGCGCCGAGGACGACGGCGGAGTGCTCGCGCTGCGACGAGAGCAGGCCGCGGACGTAGAAGTCGAGCGTGGCGACGACGCCGGGAACGTCGTCGGTGTACGGGGCGAGCAGCTCGGGGGCGCAGTCCCAGGCCCCGGCGAGGAGCTTGTCCGGGTCCCCGGCGAGGGCGCGGTAGATCGACTCGGGCGGCATCGCCGAGGTGTCGGTCCGCGGGTGGGCGTTGCGCAAGCGGTTCCCGGCCCGTTCGAGGACGCGGTAGACGAGGACGTCGCAGGCGGCGCGGAGGTGTCCGGGGGCGTGCCGGCGGGTGTTGCCCATCGTCGTCGAGCGGATGCGGTTCTCGTCCTCGAAGCGGATCTCCGAGGAGATGCGTGAGGGGATCTCGCGGCGATCCGTCTCGTCGGGGATCGTGTCGGTGCGCATATGGTCGGCGGGCTTGCGCGGCTTACCGTCCGAGGAGAAGATCGACCCGAGGTCGGCACCGAGCTGCTTGAGCGCCGCTTCGGTCTGCTCCGGAGCGGCGGAGGCGGTGGCGATCTTTCGCAGCATCCAGCGGACGAGCTCCTCCTGCGCCGGGGCGTCCTCGGGCTGGAAGCCGGTCTCGCGGCGTAGCGCCATCCCCGAGAGCTCGCCACGGTCGTAGAGCTCGATCGCCTCGGCGGAGCGGTTGGGCCGGAGGCGGATCGACGACGTGTCGGCGATGCAGTAGAAGTTCTCGGGGTCCTTGACGAGGCCCTGCAGGGCGGGGCGCAGGTACGCCGACGTCACGGCGTACGAGCAGACCGACAGCCGCGGTTCGAGGTGCGCCTTGACGGCGGACTCCTCGCTCAGCCAGGCGTTCCAGTGGTTCGAGTCCGAGACGCCGAGGAGCACTTCCGGGGGGACGTCCCAGCCGAGGGCGAGTCTCTTGATCGCCGCGTCGCGCATCTCGATCACGACCCGGTCGAGCTCGCTCCAGAACTTGATGTGCTCGTTCTTGCCCAGGCTCTCGGTCGGGACCATCGCCACGATCGGGACCAGGGCCGAGGGATCGCCCGGGTCGGCGATCGGCGTCATCATCGAGTCGCCGAGGAGGGCCATGAAGATCTGCGCCTGCGAGGCGGCGGGGTCCATCCCCGGCGGGACCGGGAACTGCACCTCGTTGGAGAGGAAGAGGATTCCCGCCCCGGCGAGTCGGGAGCGGATCTGCGCCGTGATGTGCGCGTCGTAGCTGACGACCTGAGCGAGCGTCGAGAGCGTCGAGCGGACCGGTGAGTCGGGGCGGGTGGGGTCCTTCGGGTGCGGCGTCCAGATGCGGACCACGAGGTCGTCGCCGCCGAGCGGGGTCCGCCCGCCCTCGGTGCCGAAGTCGGCGGTCATCTTCCCCGACGACTGCTGGGTGACCTTCCCCGAGGCGAGGACGTTCCACGAGTCGCCCTTGGCCCGGTTGACGATGTAGCACTCGCCGGCGACGGTCAGGTGCACGCCGAGCTGTTGGAGCATCTCGCTCTGTCCCTGCGGGCCCCCGTAGAGCGCCTCCATCGCGTCGGCGGCCGGACCCTTGGCGAGCGGGACGAGCATCCGCCCTTCGAGGTGCGCCGCGGTCAGGCGGGCGCGCGACATCACGTTGCCCGTCCACGAGGCGACCTGTCGTAGCTCGCCGACCGACTCCCAGTACGACCAGGCGTTGGCCTGCCACTCCTCGGCGCGCCCGGCCTGGTTGCGCGAGGCCGTCGGCAGGCGAACCGCCGAGGCGAGGAATCCGGTAGGTGCCGCCGGTTCAGCGGAGCGCGCCCGAGCCATCGGGCGGATGCTACGCCTCCCGTGGCCCGGGGCCGTGGACTAGGCCGGCGACTCGACCTCGGTCACGCCGGTCGGCTCGCTCTGCGGCGTCCAGCCCTTGGCGTCCCGGGACTTCGCTGCCTCGGACTTCGAGGGGTCGAGCGGCTCGCGCCGCTGGCGCTTGGTCTCGATCTGATGCAGGCCGTCGTCGTGGTTCTGCTTGCGCTTGGTCATGCCGGAAGGTACCCCGCTCAGCGTCGGAGGAACACCAGCCCGGTGTACGTGAAGTACGTGTCGAGGTCCCCGTAGGCGCGGTAGCGGTTGTTGGCGATCGCCAGCTCGTAGCCGCGCTCGGCCATATGCGTGATCCAATACTCGGCCGGCTGGCAGTTGACGTGGTGATACCCGGCCTGACCGGGGACGGCGTGCGTCATCGCGACGACCCGGCCGTTGGTCAGCGTGTCGAGGTAGGCCCCGACGTGCCTCCCGTCGATGTGCTCGGCGACCTCGCAGGACCAGACGAGGTCGACCGGCATGACGAACGGGCCGCGGGTCAGGTCGACGAGGGCGATCGGGGTCACGGCGCGGGTGACGTTGATCAGCGAGCCGTCGATCCCGAAGGCGCGCAGGCCGATCCGGGCGAAGAAGTCGACGGCGTGCCCTTCGCCGCAGCCGACGTCGAGCACACTCTGTATGGCGAAACGCTCGACGAGGTAACGCCAGAGGTGAGGGCACCACGAGCGGTCGTCGCCGTGCCGGAGGTTCCCGCCGAGGTCCGCTCGCGACGGGT